GCAGCCGTCCTTGGAAAGCCACATATTGAGCTTTCCGGCCTTGTTGTGGTGCTTCCATGCTGCTACCCTGCCTCGCAGGCCGTGGTGGCCTTCACCGGCCAAATAGACCACATTGCCTTGGCGTACCTTGTGGCCGCACCAGTCTGGGATGCCGCTTGCCATGCGTAAGCACCAATCCAGCACCACAAAGGTCTTGCCGCCGCCTGATGGGCCATGCACCATCACCAAGGCTTGGGACTGAATCCAGCGCTTGACCAGCCACGAAATGGGGCTGGGTTGGGCTGAAAACTCGTCTGCGGGGATGAGCCAATCATTTGCTGGTGGCATGAGCAGTGCGGCCAAATTGTGCCCCGCTTGGGCATAATCGTTGGCATCACCGAGAATCGGAGGCATCACCATGCGTGCGCCGTACTTGGCTGATGCTTGTTCTGCATAACGTTGACCAACGCCGGATTGGTCATGGTCAGCCACAATCACAATGTCTTGCATAATGCCGTGCTTTTCTCGCAAACTGCCAGTCACCGGCACTAGGTTGCTGGCACTGTAGGCCACTACGCAAGGCCGGTTTGTAGCCTCAAAAATGGTAGCAGCGGTGGCAAAGCCTTCGGCCACATATAGCGTGCCTAGCTCATCTGATGAGCCTACCACCCAAAACTTGCCGCCGGTCTGCCCGCCAGCGTGGTACAACTTGCCGCCTTCGTGGTCTATGTACTGGAGGCTAGACAATGTGCCATCTGCATCGTACAGGGGGACTACCAAGCGGCCATCGCCCGTGGCACGAGCGCCATGAACGCCGATGCCCTTTTTGGCAAGGTAGGGGTGGTCAGGGAGCGCTGCCTGTGCGCCTGTCCATATCTTTTCGACTGTCTCGCTAGCTACTTGATGCTGGCGCTCAATGGCTGCGTCCCGCAAGGCTTTGGCCTCGGCCAGACGCTTGGCGTGGGACATCTCCTCGGTCTGGGTGAGCTTGCGCCCTACATCAGCGCGGAAACTAGATTCAAAACCTGCACGCCAGCAGCCAAAGCGCCCCGCTGGGATGCCATCACCAAAGACCAAATACCAGCCCGGCTTGTCGCCGTGGCCAGGCGCACCCTTCGTGCCCGAGCGAAAGCGGTGAATCTTCCCGTCCATCTCAATGTGATCTGGCGGCTCCAGCCCCGCAGCACGCATGGCGTCAATAAGTTGCACTTCAGGCGGGTCAACCCGCTTTTCTGGTGCTGGTGCCCACGGGCCACCAAGGACTTTTGAGAGGTCAGCCATGCGTCACCTTCCGACTTTCAAGATAGGTTGACAGGGCCATCATCACCTTGTGCGTGGGGTTCGCATTGGGGTTGTCGCGCATCTGCCTGATGGTGTTGTAGTGGACACCAGTGGCCTCGGCCACCTTGCTTGGCATTCGGTCGGATAGAGCTTCTCGTATTTGCTCAAGTGTCATCATGTTCTTTTTCCTTTGTTAAATTAATTTGTTGCGCTGGCCGAATCTTACCCTAAATTGTGTGATACAGTGCAAGCACACCCAGAACAGATTTCCTGAAGTGGGTGAAAAAGGAGAGCCAAATGGCTATCAATTTGAAGTCTACGGGCAGCTTGTCTGCTAATGGTGTGAAGTTGTTGGTGTACGGGCAAGCCGGTGCAGGCAAGACCACGCTGGTCAAGACGTTGCCCAATGTGATCGTATTGTCTGCCGAGGGTGGCTTGTTGTCTATTCAGGACGCTGACTTGCCCTACATTGAGATTGCTTCAATGGATGATTTGCGCGAGGCTTTTGCTTGGTGCAAGGACAGCAAAGAGGCTGAAGGCTACCAGTCTGTTGCGTTGGACTCAATCAGCGAGGTGGCTGAAGTAGTCTTGCATTACGAGATGAAAAAGTCTAAAGATGGCCGCGCAGCATACGGCGAGATGAATAGCACCATGCAAGAGTTGATCCGTGCATTCCGCGACTTGCCCAACAAGCATGTGTTTATGAGCGCCAAGCTGGAGAAGTCCACAGACGAGATGGGCAAGATGTTGTACAACCCTGGTATGCCCGGCAAGAGTCTTACACAAGGCTTGCCCTACTTCTTTGACGAAGTGCTGGCGCTGCGCGTTGAGCGCGATGCCGAGGGCGTAACGCAGCGTGCATTGATGTGCGATTCAGACGGCCTTTGGCTAGCCAAAGATCGCTCCGGCAAACTCGGCGCGTGGGAAGCACCTGACCTTGGTGCAATCATTGACAAGATCGGCGGCAAAGCATGAAGTACTTGCAAGCATTTCCGATGCCCTACAACGGGCACGATGGCATGACCTTGCGCGATTACTTTGCTGCCAAGGCCATGCAAGTGTTGATTGCTGCAACGGTCAGCGCTGACTCTGTACTTAATGAGGAAGATGCTGCGCTTGTTTCCTACCGCATAGCTGACGCCATGTTAAAGGAGCGTGACGAATGAGCGACTTAAAAGCATTGAGCGCAGATTGGCTGCGCCACAAGACTGCTGAAGAACATGCGGTCATTGAACGCCGGAAAATTGAAGATTTGATCGTCAAGGAGTTGGCGCTACCTGATGCATTTGAGTCTACTGAGACAACAGAGCCTGAAGGTTTTGTTGTCAAAATTTCTGGCCGGATTGACCGCAAGGTTGATTCAGAGAAGTTGCAGATGTTGGCGACCGAATCAGGGTTGACCGAGCATTTGGCTACATTGTTCCGCTGGAAGCCAGAGCTAAACCTAACGCTCTGGAAATCAGCAGACGAGTCCATCACCAAGCATTTGGCTGGTGCAATTACGGCCAAGCCTGGCCGTCCATCTTTCAAAATCACTGTTAAGGAATAAATATCATGGCTTTTCTCACCGAATCTTTCGATGTCAACGAACTTCCAGTTGGTAACACAGGCAGCTTTGAGCCGCTGCCTGCTGGTTGGTACACATGCACCATCTCCCAAGCTGAACTTAAAGATACCAAGGCTGGTAACGGCCAGTACATCAAGCTGCGCTACGACATCACCGGCCCAAGCCATCAGGGTCGTGTGGTGTTCGGCAACTTAATCATCAAGAACGCTAACCCTAAGGCCGAAGAGATAGGACGCCAGCAGTTGGGCGAGATCATGCGTGCTATTGGGCTGGCAAAGGTTGCCGACACTGACCAACTGATCGGTGGTCAGATTGCCATAAAGCTAGAGATCAAGCAAGACGCGCAATATGGCGCAAGCAACGAAGTGCGGGGTTTTAAGTCAGTGTCCGGCAGCGTAGCGCCTGCGGCATCCAGCGTTATGCCTGCGTCAGCACCAGCGGCAGCCAGTGGAAAGGCTGCGCCACCTTGGGCTAAAAAGTAAGCAAAAAAATGCCCCGACTGGTTAAGGTCGGGGCTAAATCTACTTCAAGGAGAGAACAAATGAAAATTCCCCAACCCGATAATACCATTCAAGCGTTAATTGACAAGCAGCATGAAGCAAAGCCTGAAAAACCACGACCACACCTTGGTGCTAGTACGTTAGGCCATGTCTGTGACAGGTGGCTTTGGCTGTCGTTTCGGTGGGCGGTGCAGCCTGAGTTTTCTGGCCGTATCTTGCGCCTGTTTCGTAGGGGCCAGAACGAGGAAGCCACCATCATCAGTGACTTGCGTGCCATTGGGTTGGATGTCCGCAAGGTGTCAGCGCAGCACCGTGTTGACTTTGGCAGTCATGTCTCTGGATCGCTAGACGCCATCATTGACAAGGGCGTGCCCGAGGCACCAAAGGCCAAGCATGTGGCCGAGTTTAAGACGCACAGCAAGAAATCGTTTGATGCGTTAGCCAAGGACGGCGTGGAGAAGTCCAAGCCCGAACACCTTGTCCAAATGCAGGTTTACATGCATGGCACTGGCATTGATCGTGCGCTGTACGTTGCTATCTGCAAGGACGATGACCGCATACATACTGAGCGCGTCAAGTACGACAAGGATGTCGCAGAGAAGGCGGTGCGCCGAGGTCATTACATTGCATTGGCCGAACGTATGCCCCAGCCGATCAGCACTGACCCAAGTTGGTATCAGTGCAAGTTCTGCGATGCGTACAAGTTCTGCCACGAAACCAAGACCACCAAACATGTCAATTGCCGCACATGCGCCAACGCCACGCCAATGCCTGATTCAACTTGGCACTGCGCCAAGTGGGACGATGTGATCCCAGTGGACGCACAGCACAAGGGTTGCGAGTCGCATGTGCTTCACCCTGACTTAGTGCCTTGGCCGCGCAAGGACGGGCCGGACGAATTCACTGCCGTGTATGAGATCAATGGCGTGACATTGGCTAACGGCGACCCAGAGCAAGAGGGCGTGTACTCATCCACAGAATTGCTGGCTAACGCTGACGCTTGCGGTAGCGGTGATCCGCTGATTGCTGAGATGCGTAAGCAGTTTGATGGAAGGGTGGTGGGGTGAAAACTAATTCTGGAACATTAGCAGCGCCATTTCCGTGGTTTGGCGGGAAATCTGGCGCGTGCGAGCTGGTTTGGCACGCCTTTGGTGATGTGCAAAACTACGTTGAACCTTTTGCGGGAAGCGCGGCCATGTTGCTGGGTGCACCGGAAGGCAAGCGCATTGAAACGATTAACGACTTTGACGGCTTTGTGGCCAACTTTTGGCGAGCCATCCACGCCGACTCTGAGGCTGTGGCGCATCATGCCGACTGGCCCTGCAATGAAAACGACTTGTTTGCCCGTCATTCATGGCTGGTGCGCCATGTGCAAGGTTTAACCGAAAAACTGCACGCTGATCCTGATTACTTTGACGCAAAGATGGCGGGGTGGTGGTGTTGGGGCGCGTGCAATTGGATTGGTTCTGGCTGGTGCGGTGGTGAAGGCCCGTGGATTCATGACGGTGAAAAGCTGGTTGATCGCCGTCAACTCCCGCACCTGAGCGCCGGGCAAGGCATTAACCGTCAACTCCCGCACCTGAGCGCCGGGCGAGGCCAGTTTATTTACACATGGTTTGCCTCCTTGCATGACCGCCTGCGTGATGTCCGCGTAGCGTGCGGCGATTGGTCGCGGGTGGTCAAGGACTCGGTGACCGTGCGCCATGGACTGACTGCTGTTTTTCTCGACCCGCCATACTTTAAAGGTGAGATGGACTATGCAGCCGGAGGGGTGGGAACCAACTTGCCCGCAGAGGTGGGCACATGGTGCGCAACCAACGGCGACAACCCCAAGCTGCGCATTGTGATTTGCGGCCATGCCGGGGAGCATGACGCTTTGCTGGCAAAAGGCTGGACTGAGCGCAAATGGACTGCTCGCAAAGGCTACGCCATTACCGACGAGGCTGTGGCCAACAGCGCCAGTGAAACGATCTGGTGCAGCCCGCATTGTGTTGCAAAGATGTCTGACGATCAATTTTCTTTGGAGTTGTTTTAATGCTCCGTGACTACCAACAACGCACCATAGACCAGCTATATGCGCTACAATGACAATATTCTCACCAAGTAAGGAAATTGTTATTATGGGCAAACCAACAATTGAAATGGTCGGACTTAAGTACAACCGTTGGACGGTGTTGTCAGAGGCAACAAAACCTGCGGAAACAAAGCAGACGGGAAAATTCTGGAATTGCATTTGCGAATGCGGAACAAAGCAGGTGGTTTATGGCATGACTATTCGAAGTGGAGGAAGTAAATCATGTGGTTGCTTAAAAGCGGAAAAAAACTCAATCGCCATGAAAGCCATGAGGCTTCGTCAGTCTGGAACTTTGCATGATCGTTTTTTTTCTCGTTTTGCAAAACTTGATAGCGGCTGCTGGCAGTGGAGGGCACACACAGACAAAGACGGGTATGGCGTATTGCCTGGTGACCGAAAAAACACAAGAGCGCATCGGCTTTCTTATGAAATTTACAAGGGATTAATTCCTGATGGATTGATTGTTTGCCATCACTGCGATAACCCTGGATGCGTCAATCCAGACCATTTGTTTGTTGGCACAACAAAAGACAACGCGCAAGACGCACTACAAAAAAAACGCCATTACGTTGGAGAGAAAAACGGACGCTCAAAGTTGACCGAAGAAAATGTTAAAGAAATATTTGTTTCTAATTTAAACGGTAGGGAATTAGCTGAAAAATTTGGCGTTACAAGAACAACGATAAATAACGTTAGAAGAGGCGTTACATGGAAAAAATAGAGCTGAGGGAATACCAGTCGCGTGCTTTATCAATGCTTTACGATTGGCTTGGAAAAAACACAGGTCATCCATGTATTGTGTTGCCGACTGGCAGCGGAAAAAGCATTGTTATCGCCGAACTGTGTCGCAAAGCAATTACGGAATGGCCGGAGACGCATATCGTGATGCTTACGCGCAGCGTTGAATTGATAAACCAAAACGCCGAAAAGCTACGCGCGATTTGGCCAGGTGCTCCAATGGGCATTTACTCAGCAAGTGCAGGTAAAAAGCAATTGGGAGAACCCATCACCATTGGCGGGCCTCTTTCAATTGTTCGTGTCACAAAGAAGATTGGTCATTGCGATCTTTTACTGGTGGATGAGGCACATGACATTTCTCATAAAGATGAAGGAAGCTATCGCAAAATCATCAATGACTTTATGGAAATAAATCCATCCATGCGCGTCATTGGTTTTACAGCTAGCCCATTTCGTCTTGGCCACGGAATGATTACAGATAAGCCAGCGATCTTTGATGCACTCATTGAGCCAATAAGCATTGAAGAACTTATTTTTAAGGGCTATCTTGCGACATTACGCAGCAAGCAAACCAGCTTTAAATTTGACACCAGCAGCGTTCACAAACGAGGAGGTGATTTTATTGAGTCTGAACTTCAAGCGGCTGTTGACACATCAGACAATAACGATGCCATGATTAATGAGGTCATCAATCGTTCTGATGGCCGCAAAAGTTGGATGTTTTTTGCAACGGGTGTAAAGCACGCCGAGCATTTGCGTGACATTCTTTTAAGTCGTGGAGTGTCTGCCGTTTCCGTGACTGGTGACATGGCAAAAAAAGATCGAGAGCAATCTATTGCCGATTTTAAGTCTGGAAAGATTACAGCAATTACGCAGGTCGGATGTTTGAATGTCGGGTTTGACCATCCAGCCATTGATCTGCTGGTGATGGCTAGACCAACTATGTCCCCAGGCTTATATCTGCAACAAGCAGGTCGAGGCATGAGGCCGAACACTGGCAAGGCCGACTGCCTGGTGCTGGACTTTGCTGGCGTGGTGTCAAGCCACGGGCCGATCACCGCCGTCCAGCCCCCAAAGAAGGGTGGTGATGGCAATGGCGAAGCGCCAGTGAAGGTCTGCGATGAGTGCGGCGAGTTGTGCGCCATATCAGCGTCTGTTTGCTCGGCCTGTGGTCATGCCTTTCCAGCCCCAGAGCCAAAGAAACTCAAGCTGCACGATGACGACATCATGGGGCTGGAGGGGCGTGATCTGGATGTAACAAGCTGGACATGGCGCAAGCACATAAGCAAGGCATCGGGCAAGGAAATGCTGGCGGTGACTTACTACGGCGGCTTGAGTGATCCGGCGGTGACCGAGTACTTGGCCGTTACGCATGATGGTTATGCGGGCCAGAGCGCTTTGCAGAAGCTCGTAACCATAGCAGAACGGGCTCAGATCAAGCCAGGTGGCCTTAATGTGCAGTCGCTTGAGGAGATGGCAGCCAACATGAATCAAACGCAACCACCGAGCAGCATTGAATTTAAAAAAGATGGCAAGTTTTTTCGCGTAATGCGTAGGCGGTGGGCATGACTGTTGAAGAACAAATGAGCAACGCTCAAAAGCTCAAGCATTGCGATGTTTGCAAGCTGGACGCTGACCCGAAGGGCGGCATTGATGTCAGGGCCAAGTGGTATTGCGGCAAGTGCTGGATGAAATTTACACAACAACGGGGGATGAAATGAGACAACCAGAGCCAGAGTTTTTGATCCAGTGGCGCGAGTGGGACAAAGCAGGCCCACCAAGGTGCTGCCACACCTGTGAGCATTACGGCGTTGATGGCTTGTGCGTTGAGTTCTTTATCCCACCGCCACCAGAATTTGCCAATGCCGTGGGCGAGTGCGACAAGTGGGAGGTTCAATGTCCGTTCTAGACCGCATACCAACCGAGCATGAGGAGCAACGCGAGTTTGTGCGCTGGTTTCGCCAAGGCTACAAGGGCGTGCGTATATTTGCTATCCCAAATGGCGGTGCTAGAAGCATGGCTACGGCTGGGCGCTTGAAGGTCGAGGGCGTATCGCCTGGCGTGCCTGACCTGTTTATTCCAGACTGGCGCTTGTGGGTGGAGATGAAGCGCACCAAGGGCGGTAGCGTAAGCGCCGAGCAGAAGGACTGGATTGCCTATCTGGAGGGTTGTGGCTACACCTGTTTTGTGGCAAAGGGGGCTGATCAGGCTAAAGAAATGGTGTTAGGGTTTGTCCCTAGTTTATGAGTTACCGGAAACAGTGTTAGAATTCAATCATCAACAACACAACGGAGAAAACGACATGAACATTTACACACGAGAAATTGCAGCACTGCTCAAAATTGATCTTGAGACTGCTTTGCGCGTTCAAAACGAAATGAGCGTTTCTGGTTTTGACTTTAGCGAGTCATCAACACGCCAATTCAATGCTGAAGCACGCGCTGCCTACAAGATGCTTCCACTAGCATGACCCCAACCCAACGAGTCCAAGCACTGCGCCAGCGCCGAAAGGCGCTTGGCTTAGTCCGAGTCGAGTTTTACCTCACCCAAGAACACGCCGCCAAAGTGCGTGGATATGTCAGTAAATTAACTAAGGAGAAAACGAAATGAAACAAACTTACTTTACCCAGCAGAACATGGATCAAGCTCGATGCTCGTTGATGAGTTTTATCGGAGCCGTAATCTTGGTCGGCTTAGGCGTTGTCCTAATGCTTGCTTACTTTGATGTCCTTGTGAAGTGAGGAGCGCCATGAACATACTAGACATTTTCAAAGTGATCACACCAGCGCAGGCCATTGCTGCCGAACTGGCTGAGGCTGAAATGGCCCTTCTGAAAGCTGAAACGGGGGTGGAATGGGCGCAGGCATCGGTGGCCTTCAACAAGAGCCGAGTCAAGCGCCTCAAGGCGTACCAAGCGCCAGTGGAGGCAACATGATCAAAATCGACAAGGGCATTAAGCTGCCAAGCCGCCGCAATGAGTACGCCGAGGCGCTGGCGCAGATGGAGGCGGGCGACAGCTTTCTTGTCGCTGACTTTAGCAAAAGCCAGCAGAACACCTTTCGCAGAGAGGCTAACAAGCTGGGCGTAAGGTTTGCAACCCGCACTGTAGACGGGGGCGTCCGCATTTGGAGGCTGACATGACGCGCCGCTATTGCGACACGGGCCGCATCGACTGCCCGCACTTGCCCGAGTGCGTGTGGGACTGCGCCTACGACACGGCGACTGTCAGGAAGGTCAAGGCGTACCCCATCGTCCCTGCTGACATCGAGCCGGTGTCCGAGGCGTGGCAGACAGTTGGCACGGTGATGCTGACCGCCATCATGGGTGCGCTGGCCGTGGTTTGCATCCTGTTGTTCTTTACTGGCGTTTGGATTTGGAGTTTGCTGATATGACACAAGAAGACATCATTCGAATGGCGAGGGATTGCGGAATTAATTTTCACCAAGCTGGCTGGCCTGAGCTTGAACGCTTCGCCGCCCTTGTCGCAGCAGCAGAGCGTTGGGCGATTCTTGAATTGGTTGACAGCTACGCAAAGAACAACACGGACTTGGCAGATGCCATCCGAGCAAGGGGACAAGCATGACTAAAGAAGACATCATCCTTATGGCGCGGGAGGCTGGTTTATGGCCTGTTGACGACCGCATCACCGCCATCAAAGAAGCCTTGGCGCAGCCAGCGCAGCGCCCGTGGGTAGGGTTGACGGATGAGGAGTTGTCTGAACTTAGCGCGTCTGGGTTGGCTTTGTGGGCTTTGTGGAGAGCCATCGAAGCCAAACTCAAGGAGAAGAACACATGAGCTACATCATCGCATCACTGCCGCCCATCAAGTGCTTCGTCAAGCGCGAGTTTCTGTACAACTTTGAGAAGGGGCACGGCGAGTTGGAGCCAGCCATCTGGGTCAGTCTGAAAGCCCTGCGCGGTCAAGTGTTCCGCATAGAGTCGCTGCTGCCCGCCTACGGTGCGCTGTACGACAAGCTGCCCATCCATGCCTATGTGTGGAAAGAAGACCACGGCGACTTGCCCATCGACACCCTGCAACTGTGGGACTGCATGGGCTACCGCTTCACCATTGTGGAAAAGATCGGCCTACGCAACCTCGGCGTCAAGTTCTTAGGCAAGGATCGGAATTGGCACTTTGGACGCTATCTGTTTACCGTAGACTTCTGCGCTGATGAACTGGCCTTGGACACAGGCTTTACAGAGCAGGCAGAAGAACACAAATCGTTCAACTGGATCATGCTGGACAACGGCCAGTTTGCCTGCCAGCCCAACAACAGATGCCTGTGGTACGACCAAAGCCTGATACCTACCGAAACAAAGTTCCCAGACTTCAAGGCCGCACAACAGTTTTGGACTGTAGACGGCACACGCAAGTGGAGCGCTGGCGATGACTGGTTCTACGACATCAAGGAAAACACATGACCAACGCTTTTGACTGGAAGCAGTACACCGACGAGGAACGCGCCAAGCGCGGCGAGACACTCAACGCCAACAACACGGCACGCAAGCGCAGCCTAGCCTCATCTAGAGCCATTGAGCGCATTCGTGAGGACATACCCACCTACGGCACGCTATCTATCAGCGGCAAGACGGCTGCTATGCTGGCGCAAAGGCCAAACCAACTTAAGATACACAAACGATGACCCACGGAGGCAAAAGGGAAGG